CAGCAAGACAAGGAAATTGTCGTAACTGTAAAGCGCAGCGAGAACAAACACGACCCGGACGCTATCGAAAGAGCGCTACTCGATGAATCTCAATTTTGATGTTGAGCCGTGGGTTGAACAACTCATTGCGGATGAGACGCATGAGGAACTTGCGGTTTCAGCGGGGCTAGGTTCTGGTAAAACGCACGGCGCGTGCCAGTGGGCTATTCACCGCTGTATGCTCAACAGCCGCAGCCCCAAAATGGCGTTTACAGAGCCGCTTTTTAGGCTACTAAGGACGGCAGCGATACCTACTTTCCGCAAGGTGCTTCATGCGCTGGAATGGTCTGAAGGCAGCGACTACGAGGTGAATCAAGGCGCCCCGGTGCCGTCGATTAAACTAAAGCGCACGAATCAAGAAATCTTGATGTTTAGCGCTTCAACGCCTCAGAGTATTGTAGCCGATGAGTATCATAGTTTTGTGATGGATGAGGCGGGCGAATCGCAGCCGCTCGCGTTCCAAAACTTGCAAGCGCGCACTCGATGTTCTCAAGCCGTCATTCGGCAGGGGCTACACGTCGGAGCGCCGCAGGGAATAACGCACTTTGCCAAACTCTTTGGATTGCCTGAAGAAGGCGGCGCAGATATCGGCTGGGACAAGATAGCCGCACGCGATTTCGTGAATGAGCGACTTTCACGCCGTCGCATACAGTTAAGGACTTTCGACAATCCGCACGTAAACGGCGGCGATGTCTTGACGTATTGCAAGCGATTGATGCGCCAGTATGGGCACAATCAAGCGCTAGTAAACTCTTACATCTACGGCGTCTTTTGTGCGCTATTTGAAGGCGGAGCGTATGATTTTCTGCCGTCGCGGCACGTTGCGCCAGAGGAATTCGAGCCAGATCCGTATCGAACGCTGTATTTGAGTTTCGATTTCAACGCATATCCAATGGCGTGGGTCGCAGCTCAAATCATACCGCACGAAGGCGAGATGGTTTATCTCATCGCCAAAGAGGCAAGTAAAAGCTTACAGGGGCTTGATGAAGCGCTTTTCGATTTCGTCAAGAAGTTCCCCAGAAAGGACTGGCGCAAATCAGAGATTAAAGTTTATGGAGACAGAAGCGGGCACGCTTCACATCATCGGGTCAAGCTATCGGACTACGATTTTATCCGAAAAGAGCTATCAACGGTATACGACCACGTTTCGATTCAAGCGACTAAACTTGTGGCGCCTGAATCGGAATCGGTAGATGTTTGCAATCGGCTCTTTAAATTAGGGCGGCTGATGTGCAATCCATCATGTACGCAGCTTCAGCGCTCTTGGCAGTCGATGCGATGGAAGGACGGGGAAAGAAAGTTACATAAGCCGAGCGGCGAAACTATTTCGCACGTTTCGGATGCAACTAAATATTTGATTTATCAATTGGAGGTGCTTGACGCACTTCAGACGAGAAAAAAGACTTATGGCGTCAACGTATAAATTTTTCGAACATCCCGAGTACAAGGAAAAGAAGCCGGATTGGGAAGTTTACCGCGACTTATGGGAAGGTAAACACCGGGTAATGACTTCACCAAAGTATTTACCTTTTCACCAGCTTGAACTACAACGCGAGAATCAGGATGCGACGCTCAACTTTCCGACGTCAGCGGTGCGGCAGCGTTCAGAGCTTCGGGCGTTACGTGTTCAGAATACAAACTACACAAACTTCATTCGACCTATTATCGACATCTGGAAAGGGCTTTATTTTCGCAAAGACATCTTTTTGACTGAAGACGCTGAAGAGATGCTCGGCGATGTTGTCAATGACGTCGATGGCTCCGGGACTAGCTTGCAGGGGTTTCTCCGAGATGAGATCTTTCAATCGGATTATCTTTACGGACGACCGATCATCTTAATTGATGCGCCTGCTATTGCTCCAGCGAATCAGCCTGAAGCCGAGGCTCTTGGAGCGCGTGCATATTTTACGATCCTTGATCCGATGATGGTCAAAGATTGGAGTATGACAGAAAATGGCAAGCTCTTGTCGATGCGGTATGAATATGTCGCTATACCTCCGCGAACGAGCTTGATGGATGAGCCAAAAGAAAAGCTGTTTACACGAGTTTTGGAACTGACAGAAACCGGATTTCGCAGCACTATCTACAGCGCGGAGCTTGATGATTATTCTCATGGCGCTAAGAACTGGGAACTCGAAGGCGAGCCGGTCGATGTTGCAGGGTTCAATGAGTTGCCGGTGGTTTGGAAGCGTTTTAGCGATTCATCGGTGAAAGATTACAGCGAAGAGAATCTTCGGCACCATAAGCTAGAATCTTCTCTTGATAACGGACTCGCGGCGCAAGCATGGCAGCGACTTTACGCGACGGGAATCGATAACACCGACGCGGGACAAGTTGCAGCGCTTACAGCATACACGCTCTTTCTACTGCCTGAAGGCGGGACGATGGGACAAATTGATCCAGCAAATCCCGATGCCTTAGAGCGCCGTATTCAGCGCCAGCAGGACTTGATTTTCAGAAAGGCAATGCGCCAGCTTCGAGCACTGCCAAGCGATTCAAGGGCGGTGCAGTCGGCTGACACGCTACGCGAAGAGCAGAACAACATGATCGCCATCATTAAGAGCCGCCTTGGTGATTATGAGGTGATGTTAAATGATGCGCTTTATTTCTATTCGCTATACATGGGCGTTGAAGACCGGGGCGAATATCGTCTAACTCTTGACGATGACATCACAGATCAAGATATCAATCAGACGCTTACACTATTTCAAGCGCTCCGGGATGAGTTCAGGCAGTTGCCTGACACTAAAAAGCAATTCTTAAAAGCGATGATTAAAGATGCGCCGCTCGAAGATGTTCAGGCGGCGATGGAAGAGGTGGACGAGGCTAATTTTGCAGCGCCTCAAGCAGGCAGGCTACTGCAAGCGCTTACAGGTGAATAATGGCAAATCTCGAAGAGGCATCCAAACGGCTTGCTGAATTGATTGAAAAAAACGTCAGCAGAGCCATTCAACGCATCGTTACAGAGATTGACACTGACGAGGCTCTTGAGCAAGCGAATGTGCTAAACAACTTGCCAGATGCGCTAGTTGAGGCTAATTTCGAAGATGTAGCACAACGGCTGGAGGAGCTATTTGCGGAGGAGCTTGAGGCAATACGAACAGAGTTTAGAACGCGGCTCAATACTGATGTCACCTATTCTGATGTCGATGCGACTTTGATCACGGGATTACTCGATAGCTACGAGCAGGCAACATTCGCAACGATTCGAGAAGTTGGAATCGATTTGCAAGCTGAATTAACTCGGCAGGTCATAACGGGTCAAACGATAAACATCGATGATTTCTACGATACGCTATCGGCGAGAACTTTCCGCAATCTCGCAACAGAGATAGAGACTGCAACGTCGGCAATGAGCCGGGCGGTCACGGCAAGAAAAGCTGATGAGGCTGGTCTTACCTATTACCGATATTTCGGACCTAATGACAGCGTAACGCGCCCATTTTGTGATTACGTACTCGGCGATGTGGCAACGCTACCGAAACGAGTTGCGGTGCCAGTTCAACGTAATAGCCGGGTTTATACACGGGACGAGATAGAGCAGATGAGCAACGGGCAAAATCTCGACGTGCTTACCTACTGCGGTGGCTGGAATTGCCGCCACCAGTGGAGACCAATAACGGAAGAAGAAGCCAAGCGGCTGGGATATCCATCATGAGCGAAGGTGCACGCGCTGAATTATTGGTTGCCAAATGGCAGAAGATTCTGAGGTTGCAAGACTGGCAAGTGTTTGTCGAGGTCAAGCGCCGGCGAGATTTGCCTGATGATTACCGTGATTGCTATGGATTTTGCCAGCCGAATATCAGCAGCAAGCAAGCCGTGATTACCATACGAAGCGAAATAGATCACGACGATCAGCCGCTTCCGTTTGATATCGAGCAAGTGATTGTTCACGAATTGCTTCACCTTTATACCGCTGATATGTCAGTTTTAGAATCGCCGGGCAGTTTTGAATACATAGCAATGGAGCAAATGATAGAACTTCTTTCATGGGCTTTCATAACTTTGGATAGGAAAAATGGGATTCACGGTTGAGACTCCAAAATCACTTCTCGAAGAATACACGCGAGAACTTGAAGGCGACTATACCAAAGCCTTGAGCGCTGCGGCGTCTGATTTCATCGCCGATATGCTTGAACGGACTGGCAAGGGGAAAGACGTCAATGGCAGGGATTTTACTGAATATCAAGGTGGCTACGCGAAACAGATTAAAGAAACTGGAAAGGTTGAAATCGGGCGCGGTCA